AAGTATCTTAAGTGCATTAGACTTAGCAGCTTCACGTCTGTGGAATACTAAATTGATAGTCTGAGTTACAAAAGTAGAGCCATTGATAAGATCAGCAGCCTGCTCTTCTGTATAGTTTGATGTATTTCTGCGAATGAAGTAACCTTCAAATACAGGGGTAACAGGCAATAAAGTAATAGCTGTAACCTCATAAGCAGGATAGACAGTATTACTTGTAACAGTAGCTATCTGCTCTTGTGGGATAAACCATACTTGATAGATACCTCCACTGTTATTATCGCAACTTTTTTGAATGCCCTCAAGGGCTGTACATAGTGGCATATTGTTTAAGTTTTATATAAAGGGGGTTGCCCCCCTCTATGAATTAATAATTAAGATCCAAAAACGATATCTCCTGGATTAACATAGTTAAAGCCTACCTTCATGTTAGCACGAGTTCTCAAGTAAGGCTCAGCAACAGTATCAGATAAGTTCACTGCACGTAGATCAGATGGATCACCTTCACCATCAAATAAATAGATTAGGTTATCTTTCAAAGTAATTACTAAATGGTCATTAGACATACCTGGACAAAGAACAATCTTAACACCTAAGTAAGTTAAAGATAGATCCTGAGTGATATATGCATTAGTGTTACCTGAAGCTACACCTAAACGGTAGATGTTTACTAATTGTGTTGGTAAGTAGATACGCAAGTCAGCAGTACGTGATGCAATGTTAGCAGGTACTAAAGCAAAGGCAGCTTGTAAATTAGCTAGCATCTGTGCAAAAGTAGGGTTTACTGTCATAGCAGTGTAAGGGATAACAGCAGCATCTGCTGCAAGTTGAACCTCATAACCATCACACAAAGAAAGTGGGCCACTTGGTAGAGAAGCATCACCTTGCCATCTCAATGATTCAATAGATCCATTGATAGAGTTAGCCATCTCACTCCAGTAGAAGTTCATAAAGTTAGCTGCACTGAAATCACCATTTGATCCTTGAGCCATTTGTAAAGATACAAAAGACTGCTCTAATTCAAATTGACAAATTTGAGCCATTGCAGATAAAGCACATACACTCATAATCTTTGCAGATAAAGTATCTGTAGGTGCAGTAAAAGCACAGGCTGATGGTTGTAAAATGTCTCCAAAAGTTACAGCTCCTAGAGCTACTTCAAATTTTACACCTGGCAAAGTACGAAAGTTATCTACTATGTCAGAAGATCCTAAATAAGCCTGTGCATAGAATGCCTCAGCATTAGGTGTTAATTGAGCATTAGCTCCATTGTTTAAGTCAAATCTTAGTTTTCTCATTTTGTTGTTATTTGTTATTGTTAAATTTAATAAAGTTACTTAGTTTTTGTTGTACGCTTAAAGCTACAGCCTCCTCCATTACCACTTCCTCTTCACTATCTACAGCTAGAGCCTCTTCTAATTGGGCTTTAAGATCTGCTATCATAGCTACTATGTTATTTACTTCTGCATCTAGTGCAGGCTTAACTATTGCTAGTATTGCCTCAGCATCTAATACAGGATCTACAGCCATTGTCTCTTCCTCTACTACTTCCTCTTCTACTACTGTATCTTCAAGGGCTACCTCTTCTGAGGCCTCCACTTTTTCAACATCACGTATCTCAGTAATCTCACCGTCTTTTACAACATAGATTTTATCCTCAATAGTGTGTTCTCCATCAGGTAATTTGTTCATATTTATATCTGTTTTTAATTGTGTTACCTCTTTTAATTTCATACCTAAGTATCCCTCAATGCTAAAACCTACCTGATCATTATCTACTAGATGGTTATAGTACTCCACATCAGTAACCTGTGCTGTTACCATTAGTGTACCTGTAGGTACTTCTATACCAAAGCTAGAGTATGCCTTGTCTTTAGTGGGGTTGTCTACTATCCATGCCTCAAGTACATAAGCTGGAACTGTCTCAGTAGTATCATGCTCTAAATTGAACAGGTCCTTATTAGACATATCTTTCATGAACTTAGAATGGATCTTCTCTATCTCTTCCTTAGTAAACTTTACATAGTACTCTTTGCCATCCTCATCATCTTTACGATAAATCTCCATAGGTATAAGAGCAGGTGCTACTATTCTATACTTAACATTATCCTTAAAAATCATAGGCTTAACGTGAGAATTAAACGCATGGCCCATGACCTTAATGGCAGGAGTGCTTGTAAAGGCGATGGCTTCAATCCCGAGATCCTCCCCATTTTCAGAGTATTCAGGATCTATAGTAATTTTGTAAATAGGTAAATTATCTTTTGCCATACCTATATTATATTATTTGTATATTTGTAAAAAAATTAACTATGATAACTATTTTAGGAAGGGAAATCCCTAACAGATTAGATGAGCTAACCATCGAACAGTTTGAGAATATCACTGAGCTTAGCAATAATAAAGAGATAGATCCTATTGATAGGCATCTGCAGATATTTGCTAGCTTAGGCATCCCTGAGAAGGAGTTTTTTGATTATGATGTGGCAGATTTTATTGAGCTGGTAAAAGAATTTAACTCATCTCCTAAGATAGAGTATCCTACCATTGAAACCCTAGAGGTGGAAGGGTATAATTATACAGCTAAAATGAAACTAACAGTAAGAGATACTAAGCTCATTGAGAAGATTGCCATTAACAAACCTAAGGGATACGTATCTGAGATAGCAGCTATCATGTTTAAGCGTGATGATCTTACACCTGCTGAACACTATGCAGATGCTCACATAAAGTATAAGGCTAACCTGTTTAAAAAACTTAAAGCTAATATTGCCATTCCTTACCTTATGTTTATAGCCACCAAAATTAACCACCAAGTAGATGCTGGATCAGACACCCCTACAGATAGCCCTGCCGAGGCAGTGGAGTGATGTAACTGTAGAGCAGTTCATAGAAGTTGCTAAGATAGATAAGACCTTAGGGGCCTGGTATTATAATAGTGAGGTGTTGTATATTCTTACAGGTGAGGATATAGATGATATGGATATAGATGAGTGCACTCAGATTGTCTCAAAGTTTAAGTGGGCCCTATCACAACCATCTACTAAATATAAGCATGAGCTCCTAGGGATGCAAATCAAACCATTAGCGAAGCTGTGCCTATTTGAGTATATAGATCTAGACTATTATTTCACTGAGAATTATGTTTACAATATAGATAAGATATGTGCTATCCTGTTTAGAAAGTCTAAGCTCAATGAATGGGATGAGGTAATCTTAGAGCCTTATGAGTATGATATCAATACTAGAGCTGAGCTGTTCTTAGATCTACCTATCACTGATGTGTATGGGCTTATCAATGAGTTTCTAAAGTTTAGAGATAATTTTCTAAAGGTATATGCTAATCTATTTGGTGAGCAGGATGATGAGCTAAGTGATGAGGAGAAAGCAAAGCTAACACCTGAAGAGAAAGCAGAGGAGGAGGATGAGAAAAAGAATAGTAAGTGGAGCTGGGAGAGGATGATATATGGGCTCACAAATAATGACATTACAAAGAGTGAAGCTGTGGGAGCTCTACCCCTTACCTATGTATTCAATATGCTAGGTATGAAAAAAGAGCTAGACATTTAAAGGGTAACCTGATACAAAATCAGCAGGAGGATCTAATGCATAGAAAGTGTATACTAGTTTTTGATTCTCTTTCATTACAGGCTCCCATTGATTCATTGGGTAATTCTTAGTAAGCCACTCAAAGTACTGTTGGTATATCTCTCCTGTTATGCCTAAAATTTGCATCTCCATAGTAAACCTATCTACAAATTCTCTAGGAGCTATTTGACCATCATTAGGACCATAAGCATTAGATGTTTGAGGCACCCCATTATTTAAAAAGATAAAGTAATACATGGCTATTATCTCTATCTCTAATCTCTCCATGTTTACTATCCTGGCATTTATCCTTATACTATCTACTAGTGTACTGCCTGTAGGATTAGAGATATCATCTCTTACTATTCTTTTAAGTACATTAGCCATCCTCCTACGTGTAGGATAGAGCACATTGAATATACCATCTTTTGCGTATGCCATCTTAGTAAGTCATTAAGTTAAGCCTTGTTACTGTAGTACTTTCTGTAAGTGTAGAGTTTTGCACTGCTGCTATAAGGTAGTATGCTGTGCTTAGTGTATAAGTTACATTAGTCATAGATGCTGAAGATAGATCTGTAGATATAGGGTTAGTTGGTAGGTAGCATTGCAGTGAGCTTATAGTGATATAGAAATCCCTTCCTACTCTTTGCATTAATCCTGAGCCTGTCATGTTTGCACCTTGAGCTATCTGAGTAGCACCCACTAAGCTATTGGTAGTGTTAATGTAGAATCTTATGTTACTTGTACCTGTGCCTCCTATCTTCCTAACTTGAGACCTTAGCTGTAATACTTTAGTAGCTACCAATGTGTTAGCAGGTATAAGGATAGATGCACTGATAGTATTGGCTGTAGAGTTGTTTACTAATATCCCTGCATTATCTCCTACTGTAGTATATGGGCTAGAGCCACCACTTGCAGCTGCAATTATCTGAGCTCCTGTAATAGTATTATTTACCTCATTACCATTAATGATAGAGGTGCAGTCTAGTAGATCTGTTGCCTGTAAGTTGCCTATATGTGCTGGAGCTGATCCTCTCCAATTACCCCACCATCCCATAACTATATTATATTATCAAAGTGATTTGTTTAGATTGGCACAGCACAGTCAGTCCAGTCATTAACTGTTAGTGTAATACTCATCTGATACCCTGCAGCATAATCTAATAGATCATTGTTAAGGGGTGAGAAGGTAGGCACTCCTACCACATCAAAGCTATAGTCAGTGCTATCCATATAGTAGATGTACAAATCATTAAGGATCTGTTGAGTGTCACTAAGAATAGTGATAATGTTAGCCCTATCTTTTTGTATTATATCATAGCAGTAAATATCAAAGGTAAACTCTGTAGTATTTTCTGTAGGTATCACTCCACTAGGCACGATATATACCAAAGGATACTTCTCATTTTGAGTAGCAAAGTTATAAAGTTGTTCTTTGAAATCACTGCCTACTTTGAATACTTGCTTATGGGCTGTATAGAATGCAATGATGTGGTTTGTTATGGCTTGTAGACTGTTCATAATTCTGCATTTTTATTGATCATGTTTATTTTTTTCTGCACATTGGTTATTTGAGTTTCACTTACTACAGCTGTTACCATCATATTACCACCACCACTTGAACTGCTCACACCTCCTGCACTTACTGTACTTGAATTGTTACCCTGTCCGAATAGTTGTGCAGCCTGTGGTATCATGCTAGCAGTATTACCACCACCTGATGCACCACCTCCTCCACCACCACTGCCTGCTGATACAGGTGTAGATGGGGCTGTTAATAGTTGCTTAGCCTTAGCAATGTTAGTAGCTATCTGTATGATACCTGATGCAAACTGTGCAATACCTGCAGCACCTGCTGTTACACCATTCAATGCATTAGATTGTGATGCTGCTACTAAAGCAGATATAGCCTTAGCAGTATCTATACC